GTAGAGCCACTCGTCCATGGTTCCGGCTTCCCATATAGGATAAAAATGTAGTCCGATTGCATTAGAGGAGGGGACGACTGCTCCTGATATAATATTGTTTCCGTACATTAACGAGCCGGAAACTGGCTCACGTATGCCGTCAATGTCTACTGGCGGTGCAGCGATGAAGGCGAGTATAAAACAAGTTGTTGCTGTTAATAAGCAGGGTATCATAAGTACACCAAACCAACCTACGTATAGGCGGTTATCTGTGCTTGTAACCCACTGACAAAATCTTTCCCAGTTGCTAGTGCTGTTATCTCTTGTTACTGAGATAGCTGCCATTAGAATACACCGGGTATGATTTGACCTGTTGTTGCGTAGGCTCCTACAGCTGCTACGAAGCCGAGCATAGCTGCCCAACCATTAAATCTTTCTGCTTCTGGTGACATTAGTTTTCGTTTTGGTAATAATTGTATAGGGGGTTCGTTTGGGTAGATGTTTTCTTTACCATCTATATCTGTGGTAATCATTTTTTCTTAGTTTTTCGTTTGTAAGGTTTTGCTGTTTTCGCTGACTTTTTAAAAGCAGCGGCGGTGGGAGCTCCCTTAGAACCCACCTTACGCATCTTCTCGCCAGAGCCTGCGGCTATCCGTTTTCTCTTGGCGTGAATGTTTGCGTATAATCCTCGTTTAGCCATGTTTAGTTCTCCTTTTTCCTACTGTTCTGTGTTTCTGTTTTAACTTAGCAGAAGCTGTAGAGTAGGATGAACTAGCTTTAGCTAAACCTGTTGGTATGTTGTCAAAAGGGGTTATAGATACAGCCCCTCTCGACGCTCCAGAATTAGCACCATTTGTAGGTGGTGTAGTTCTGGGTGGTACGTTTCTTTTCCTCATTAGCACTTCCATTTACGTAGGGCAAGAGCCTTACGTGTAGGTTTGCCGTTGGGTTTTTTCATTGGTCCTTTGACTCCTTTCATGCGTGCACAAAATGAGCGTTTGCGTGGACCTCCTCCGGGCTGTGGAGCCTTGAGGTTAGAGCCGGTAGCTGCGTTGTACTTCCTTCTACCGGCTGCTGTCAGTCCACCAGTACGGGACTTGTGCTTGCCCATTTTGAGACTGACATTCTTTTTCTTTACTGCCATTATGCCTTACCGATTTTTAATTTCGATCTACCTTTAGCTAAAGGCACTGGTAAACCATGTACGTTAATATCATACTCACCGGCGTCATAAAAGTTACCACCGTTTTGCATGTATGCTCCTCCTTGACCATCTAAATAGAAACCTTTTTCGGTTACGTGGGTCATGATAGAAGCATCAGGTTTACCATCTTGTAGGCTAGCAATCTTAAGATTCTTACGCTTCGTTGACATTGGTAGTAGGGTCTCCTTTAAATTTACCTTTACCTCGCTTTCGCATAACTAGGAAAGGGTTTGTAGTCCCGGGCATGCCAGTTGGTCTGTCTTCTGGTTTAGGTCTAGTGCCGGGTTTCGGCCAGTCCTTATCCCAATCAGGTGTAGGAGTACCGGGTGAACCTCCTTTGCCGGGGTTCTTTGTCTTAGCCATTACTTTTTCTTTTTATTTTTCATGATTGCAGCCGCAACTTTTGGTCTTTTTTTTGCGAGTGCGGCTAGTCCCTTTGACACTTTCTTTGTAGTGCCTTTCTTTTTCTTGTCTCCGTAATGTCCGGGCATAGTTAAAAATCCAAATCTGATCTGTCTAGTTTTTCGATAACGTCTTGCCTGTAGGCAGGGTCTCTATCATACCTTTTGTCTGACATAGCTGCTACGAGCTCTGCCTGACTACGGAATACATCCGTGTTACCTTTCGGTGCTTTACCTGTATACATAGTTCCTTCAAATCCATTTGCTGATTCGTACTGTGCCTTTAATCCATTTACTGCAATCTTGATAGCATCAATACTACCAGAGTTTACAATACTATCAAAGGCGTTCTTAGAATTATCATCTAAGTTTGTGTTAGCCCATGCAATAATGTTATCATAGGCTGCTTCTCCACCGGCAAAGTTCTTGACTTGATTGATCTCTGCTTCAGTTAAATCAGGTACATCATTCTGTGCTGCTTTGAAAGCATCTGTACCTTGCACCTCTAAGTAAGCTTCTACTAGCTCCTTACTAGACATATTAGAAAACTTGTCTAGAGTTTCTTTAGATAGCTTACCATCATTTTCATAGTACTCGTCGTTCGCAGATGTGATAAGAGAAGCTCCGTCACTAAGACTCGTCTCCTCTTCTTTTTCATCTGTTGTAGTCTGTTCTACAGTCTCGTCTGTCTCAGTACTAGACTTGCCTAGCTTGGATTCTAACTCCTTGTAGGCTTTCTCTAGTTCTTCTGCATTTTTATACTTACCCGCTAACAGTCCTTCTTGTTCTGCAACCAACTTCTCGCCAACGGCAAGAGAGTCTTGCTCGTCAGCGGTAAGGTTGTCAGCCACGGTTTCTGTCTGTGGCGAGTTGTCTATTGTGTAAGTGTTTTCTTCTGCCATTACTGTTCTGGTGGTGTGTCAGGTGATTGGGGTGCAAGTCCGGCATTAGCTAATCCCTCTGGATTCTTAGTGGGGTCCATGAGTGGGCTGCTAGCTATCGAACCGGCTTGTTTGATTAAGCCTTGCTGTGCTGCCATCTGCTGTTGCTGTTGCATCTCAGCTTCCATAGTTTCTGGAGACTTAATTAAGTTTAGTACGTCAATACCTTGTGCAGCTGCTAATCGTTTGATAGCTTCTGTTGGGTCTACATATTTCATGAGAGCTTCTGGTCCTAATGTCTGTGCAATAGTACCTATAAATCTCGTTAATGCTTCTGCATCTTGACCTCTGCCTAGACTATTGATACCGGCTACGATCTTAGGTCGTACCAAATCTTTAGGTAAGCTAGGTATTTGTCTGCTACGTTGTAGTACTAATAATATTCTATTGAGATAGGGTATGAGAAACTCTACTGTTAACAACGAGTATAGTCCGCCAAGAGATTGCTCTAGCTCGAGCTGTGTCAGGCGTACCTCTTCTGCTGTTACTCTTTCTGCCTGTCTTACATTCATAACTAAGAAGGCTTCGAGTATTCTCTTTTCTATTTGTTGTACCATCTGTGATGCTGTCGCAAAGTCAGCCGTCTTACCTACTTGTACAACTCCTACATCTTCTGGTCTACCCTGTATGATAGCACCATTCCCTGCCTTTGACAAGGTTTGTGGTTTAGTTGTAGAGGATGGTGACACAAGAAATATAACTTTACTTGCTACACTAGCTCCTTCTACTAGAGCTTGAGATAATCCATCAAGGCTACGTAGGTCTCCTATAAATTCTTCTACTCTACCACGTCCGTAGTCTTCTCCGTCTACGGTATTAAATCGAAGAACTAACCATGGAGAGGTATTCTTTGGTGCTGTACTTCGGCTACCCGGCAAGACTATGTCGTCTACTTCCTGATGCCATGTCCAACGTCCACTGCTCTCGTCCATCTTAACGCAAGTGTACACTTCAGCGTCGTCTTCGTATGAGTCTGGTGCATTTGGTCCCGCTTCTGGTGGTGCAGGCAACTCAAGACCTAACACCTTACGGCTAATAATTTCTTTTGTAACGATTTCTATTACGTTACCATTTCCATCTCTGTTTACTACATACCTATTAAGTGGGTAGTGCTTCAAGCCATCCTTGCCCATAAATATAAGAGCGTTGCCTGATACAATTAGATGTTTTAATGCTTGATGAATCACAACTCTGTCATTAGATGCAGCTATGTAATCCATAATACTACGTTCTATTTTAGAGAACGATAGGTCTAGCTCACTCTTCATCTTAGGGTCAAGCTCTTCTCCTAACTTGTCGTCTCTGACTTGCAGTTTAAAGAAGGCTGTCTGTGGTGGTACGAGAGCTAGCATTAGCTTTGCAGCTAGAGTAACAACAGCCTTTGCCCCAACTGATTGAAACGGTTGAAGTAAAGACTTTGTTCCTTTGTATGTTACGTCACGTGTAATGAGGTATGGTAGGGTAAGTTCAGAGGCTTCTACAGCAACGTCTAAGAATTGTGATCTGTCACTTGATAGCTTGCTGTATAGTTCTCTGGCTTTATACATTTAATCCTCCAGTTCCACCGCCTTGTGTTCCGCCGGTGTTTACATTAATTTTGAGAGCGTCTGTACCTGTCTTTTTACCGGCACTTGGAGCTGACTTCTTAGCACCTGTTCCGTACTCTACGCCTGCTGTTTCATCTGGGTCGAGAAGTTCTTTCTTCTCAGGTCTTACAGACTCCTGTTTCTGTTGTTGAACACGAGGCTGAAAAGTTTGTGTGGGGGTAGGTAAAGGTGCTGACCTTTGTCCTCCTCCTCCGAATACACACATTAGATTTCCTCTACTATTGATTTGATATATTGTACCACTTCCTGTTGTCCGGAGCGATACATGATGGAGGCTAAGTCCTCCTTGGGGTGGACGGGATACCAAGCGAACTTGGATTCTAAATCCTCTACCAGTTTCTCTAACTTTTCTGAATGAAAGTTAAGCGTACTGGGGTAGGTTTGTGTTTGCATGTTCAAAAAATGCGGGCATACGAGCTGCTTTTGTGTCAGAAAACTGTGGGGCTTTGCCCTGATACATTAACTGATCGCTCGCATCAGCCCAAAATTTTTTCGACAAATATTTATCAGTATGGTTTTCTGTTAGGGGTTGTAGTACCCATTGTATAGTTGCCTTCCGAAGCTTATCCAAAGAAGTGCTAGGAATAAGACCCAACTCAGCACATACGAGACTATTAGTCGCAACGTGTATTTGTTCATCTCTGGAAATATCAGCTGATACTGTTCTAAGAGCAGCATCACCAAGAAAGCGAAACATAGGTAATAGAACAAAGAATATAGCTCGCTCTGCAACGAGTGCTTTGAGTATAGTGTGGTCAGGATGTTGTATCCAAGCATCTCTTAATCTTATCGCCTCCATTTCAGCAATCGGATCAGACCCATGGGATTCAACAATGAAACCCAGAGCGAGATCATGCTTGATCTCATCTTTAACGTTTGACTCAAGAAGTGTCCTCGCTGCTTCCGGGACTTCTTTGTCCAAGCCTTGTGAAATAAATTCTCCAACTGGTAGCTCCATATGACGTATTGCGAGAGCACG